AATGATGTAAAACCATATCTCCAAGAAAAATAGCTACATGATTTAAAGTTGGGTGCATTATTGACATTAATAACACATCTCCTTCTTCACATGGTTCATCTGGTCTAAGTTCTCTAAAACCTGTTCGCCAAGCATAATCTTCAAACAAAGGATTTTCTAAAAATTCTTGTGGTGTCATATTTCTTGCATAATCTTTTAAAATGATTCCTCTTTCTTGTTTATACCAATCAACCACTAGACTCCAACAATCGGTTACACCCCAAACCCACTGCCTTCCTAAAATATCTGGAACATAACCATTTGGGATATATTTACCCCACTGCTCAGTTTTAGGGTTAACAATATACCAAGGTAACTTACTTTGTTCACAACTAATTTTATCTGCCTGACTAGGTTCTGGTGGTGTTATAGGGTGACTATGAACAACACCAACAATTTCACCTACATTATCTGCTTTTACATAATCCTCTGGGTCGATAATAAAACACTGATTATCTGTAATTGAAAGATTACGACATGGATAATATTGTTCTTTACCCTTAACATTTAATAAAAGTCCGCAAGATTCTCTAGGATCTTCACGTTGAGCATGAAGTAATGCTTTATATTTCCAACTCATTGATTAAACGTGCCAATGCTAGGAAATAAAGCACGAGTACATTGACGTTTGGGTGCTCTAACTCCAGCCATATCAATAGCTCCTGCTAATTCAAATTCTACAATTTCCCTAGTTTCTTTTGATTTTCTATCTACTGTGTAAACTTGACGTTTAAACTCTGCTGTAGGATCAGGTGTTCCTAATGGATTACTACCTCCACTAAAGTTTGCAGCATCAAGAAATCTTGCCATTGTTCTAATTCTTGTAAACGTAGCACCTGTTAAATCATTACCAGCAGTTGTTTGATTAACCAGTAACAATATGGCTGATATAGTTCCTAACGCATTACTTACGACAAGTCTTGGTCTTGGAATCTGACCACGTTGATAGGCAAAACCTGTGGCTTCTATAGGAAACCTTTGATAAGAATTACCAGCCCAAACTATTTCACCATTAGCATCTAAATTGCTTCCAGAATGAAATCTATAAATTGTAGTCGCACCATGTAAAGAGTTATCTAGCTGTAATGTAAAAAGTTCAATAATTGCAGAAGGATTTATTTTTTGAACTTCACTAAATACAGGATCAGTACTCATGGTTCAAACACCTCTCTAAATGTTGCCTGTATTGTTGCTCTGTTTAAATAAGGAATTGATTTGCTCCATGTCTCGCAGACAAACTTAGAAGAGCTAGCTTCTCCTGGTGGAGTGAAATCAAAACTTGCACTATCATTTGCTCTTGCATCTAAAAATGTTTCTATAGTATCTGCATCTGTTTCTGAAACCTCAAAAGTTAAATCAAAAACTTTTGGATTTTGATGTTGAGCTAATCCAAATAATATTCTGTGTTCATATCCATCAGCAAAACGAACAGTACGAGTTAATGGTGCAGATCTTTTTTGCTGACCATATCTAGGAGTAATCGAAGGAAAAGTAGCCATTATGCAAGTAAACCTCCAGGTCTTTTCTGTTCTAATAATTCAGATTGTACTGCAACTGATATAAGTCGACCAAGTTCTCTACCTCTTTGCTCATCACCTTCAACTGAAGATCCAGATGCATCTACATTTACTACAACATTTGTAGAACTACCACCTAATTCATGATT